GCATACCGCCAGCTGCGGATTGCTCACTTTGCATCTGAACTGCGTTTTTGCCCGTTCCTACGGGCTTACCTTTTGGGAAGACGGTCTCTGCTGTCTGGAAGGCTTTCTTCACGCCCTCTCCAGCGATATCTTCCTTTGCCTTCGACATCTCTCCTTGGTGAGAGAGGATCGTTTGAATGGTATCAACGGCTTTCTGAACGCTTCGGTTACCAGTGGCTCGGAGTTTCGGTACAGCTTCTATGAAGTTCTCGATGAACGTCGGATTTGCCGTGAGAGCATCTTCAAGTTCCTTTCGTCCTGCACGAGAAATCCATGAGGCCACCTTTGTGATGACTCCAGGATTCGATGCGAGTTTCTCTATCTGATTTTCCACGATATACCCAGCCAATGCGCCTAGAGGATTCATGCCACTTGCGAAGAATCCAGTCGTAGCACCTCCGAATCCACGAATGAGCTTGGCTTGATTAAAGGCTTGCTTTACGACTGGGCTTGTAGCCTCTCCCTTCTTCACGGCCAACTCGGTACGGTTTACGATCTTCTTCGCCGTTGCCATGTTCCCGTATCGCTCAAACAACTCAGTCATTGAAGGTACGGATGTTTTGATCCTACTAGAGATTGTCTGATCAATGCTCTTGAAGACATCATCCTTTGCCGACGCTGCCTGATCCGACATTTTTGCCCACAGCCCCTTCGGTTGCGCTGTCTCGATCGTCTCCTTGAGAAGCCACGCTTCCTCAGCTGTCTTGTTCGGATTATTACCAATCGCTTTGCCCACATCAGTCTTTAACTTCTGGAGAGCATTGATGATTGGTTTGTTCGACTCTCCCATAGATGAGAGATCAGCAATCTTCTTGTCGATGATGCTTGTGATGTCGGATACATTGATGCGAACCGTTGGAGGAACCGCACTGAGCTGTTTCCGAATTGCCACTCCGATCTCATTGGTCTTGTTTATCGTGGCGGTCTTGATTTCCTGTACTGTCTTACCAGTGATGCCCTCCCTAGCCATCTGCTCTAATGGATTCTTTCCATGAGCAAAGTCCTTGGAGGTTACTCTCAGAATAGAGCCGAGCATTCTGCCAGCCATTGCATCAGCTTTTCCTGCGACAGATTCGATAACTGGCTTCACTGCCTTGCTCACGCCTGCTCCTATAAGTGGAGCCGCAGCCCCAACTGGCGCACCTAACGCCCCGCCAATCAGACCAGAAGTGAGGATGTCCTTGGTTGTCGTCCCGTCTTCACCCATCGTAGCCCCAGCTCCATACGCAGCACCTCCAAGACCGCCTGCAATGGCTTCAGAGGCCATCGTCTTCCCTAGTGTGGCCGTACCCTTAAATAGTGGCACAGAAGCCCTCACAGCCCCTCCAGTGGCCATTAAACCAGCCGTATCGAGTGCCGCCTTACCAGCAGAACGGGCTGTACGCTCAAATCCTTCCTTTGTGCCACTTGAGCTGATCTGAGCCCCTCCTAAGTACCAAGGAAGATTTACGTCCTTACCAGTTACGCCAGAGACGAATCCAGCAGCGGGAGCCGTAAAGGGGTTCACCAAACCTGAAACGAGACCCTTGCCCATAGATGCAAGTATGCCGTCCTGTTTTGGAGCTGGAACATCTTGCTCAATTTCACCTTGAGGCGTTTGAGGTTCTTGAGCCTTGAGCTGTTGATAGATCGAGCCGACGCTCGCAACGTACTTTGGTGTATTGTACTGGACGTTCGGGTTTGTAGAAGATGTCCCAATGCGTTGCTTCCAGGCATCCCCAGCGATAGAGCCTTCACCAGCGTTCCAAGCCGCCGCGCTCTGAGCCCCCGTGTACCCTTTGTCTTTCCATTCCTTGAGCTTGGCGTAGGCGACCTTATTCTCATTTTCAAGAGTGGTTGGAGCGTTTGGGTCTCCTAGAATCTGACCAGCCCATGACTTCCACGTTCCTGGCATGAACTGATATCGAGATACCATCTCTCCAGTTGCGCCCGCTTTTGGCTGATTTCCAGTTTCGTGCTGGCGGATCGCCTTTGCGAGACGAACGACGTCTGAATCAAGTCCAGACTGTTGAACTGGAGCTTTGTACGTTTGTGCAACCGAACCCGACGGCTTCATCTGAAGCCTGAAATCTTGCGGAGCTTTGATCTCTGGAGCTTTGATTTGGAGTGGTTGCATAGATTTTTTTTACCAAGACCATTCAGAGCCAGCTTGCATCGAACCGCCTTGCCCAGCCGATCCGCCAGTCGCAGACATTGTGGACGTAGCGAGGAGGTTCTGACGCTTTGAGTCAATAAATGCCATGAGGTCTTTTAACTTCTGGATGATCTGCCAATCAGCATCGTTGATCGTCGGAGAATACGTCTCAAGGAGTTTCTGTTCATTTGGTGTGAAGCTCGTTCCTCCACGGAGCTTGGCGATCGTTCCTTGAATGTTACCGAGAAGGTCTCTCACTTGCTGACCCTCTGGAGAACCGATGCCAAACTTCGTCCCGAATGTAGCAAGCGAACCAGCTCCAAATGCACCCACGCCTGGCAACTTATCTCCGAGGCCGATGAGTTGTGATGCTAGGTCTTTCACTGTCTGCATCGTGGTAATGTCATCTTTCTGTGTAGCCGTGAGCGAAGCTGGGAAGCTGAACCCCAACTGAGACAGCTGTGGGATGAGACTGCTCTTAATGGAAGGAGTGAGAGAATCCCATACTGATGGATTCTGCATGATCGCATACGCAAGCCCAGCATCAGCTCCAGAACCACTCATCTGCTTGTAATCAGTAAACGATCCAGTGTACCCATTTTGCTTTGCGTATTCGTACTCTTGAATAGACGTAGAGTCTGACTTGTCAGCGAATGGAGCCTGATAGATTGGCTGTCCAGTAGAAGGATCAAGAAGCGTCGTGCCAGCTGAGATGGAAATTGGCTTTGAGGCTTCCTGCTGGAGTTTCTGCTGTTCAAGGGACATGTCGTAGGCTGCCTTTGCCGAGTTCGTTTGCGCGGTACGTCGTGCCTGTTCCATCGCCAGCTGAGTAACGAGAGGTGTCTGCTGATTAGATAAGGCATTGAGTCTACCCTGGGCTGACCGCTCGATGTTTGTCTGACGACCCGTGATCACGTCCATCGGAATCTCTGGATTTGCGAGGTTCTTGTTGATTCCAGCTTCCTCGGAAACGCGAACGTCGCCAGCCTGACGCTGAAGTTCAGCGAGTTGCGCTTCAATGGGAGACGCCTGTCCTTGCGCTCTGATAGCGTCCAGGTATGCTTGCCCAAGGGCTGATGTCGGAGTTCCAGATGTCTGAGCTGGAGTTGGAGCCTGATACGGTGTTGGTGGTTGAATGTTCTGTGTACCTTCAGCCTGACGGGACATATCTGCCATCTTTTGCTGAACGGATGGGTCTGTCGAAGTGTACGCTTCTTGCCACCCCTGAGGTTGCGGAGACCGCATCACGCTTGCAGATGTGCCAGTTGTTCGTGGAGAAGTCGGTGGCGCAGTAGCAGGCTTCGCCGCCTGAGAAACGTACGAGCTACCTAGCGGGACTTTCGCCTTCAATGCCCGAACATCAGGAGCTGGCATTTGAAGCGTTCCTGGGAGCTTTTGCGGGAGATTGAATTTCTCCGAGCTCACTGTGAATCCTTGAGTGTCTAAATTCTTTGGATGCGAGATAGAAAAAAGCCCGTCGTTTTTTACTCCGCCGATAGACGCTGCCTTCTTTGGTGTGAAGGAGCCTGTGTTGATGTAGTTCTTCAAGTAATCGATCATTCCCATATATTTAGATAGCTTTGAGTAAGACGGACACAGACACTCCAGCGAGGCTCGTGAAGCCTCCAGTAGTCAGCCCCGAAAGGGACTCCCCTGCGACGATTTGATTCACTCCAGCCGTAGTCACGAGCGTTCCTATGTTATTCGTGTTCGCCGTCCCTGTGAGGTTGAAGGCTGTGGCGAGGAGAGCTGTACCGCTAGCTGGTGCAGTCCCGTTCGGTACTTTCATGATCTGTAAGGTACAGGCTACGTCGCATTTTACCTCCCAGCGGGCAATAACGGAAACGATCATGTACGTCCTGTTTGCGGTGAAGAAAGGCGTTGTATAGTTCTCTGGGTATCCAGCCTCTCCTCCTTTTACGCGCAGTTCTACTGGCAAGGTGACTCCGTAGAACCCTCTTTCTTTTAAGATACGAATCTCAGCTGTATCGACAGCATCAGCCGTAACGGAATAACCCGTTGATTCATTTCCAGCTTTATTCTCATCTTGTTGGCTCGTCTTCATAGATGTCTACCTTAATTCGTATAGGGAAACACACACCAGTCGGAACCGTTTCAGCAAGGTCTAACCTGAGCTTGAGATTGTGATATCCAGAAGGAGACACGGTTCCATTCATCTTCGGGTTCTTGTAGATAATGTTCTTCTTCCCTGAGAAGTTCGTCGGGTTGATCGCGTCCAAGGTGAAAGACTCTTGATCATCATCAACGATGATCTGTGGGACGATGGCCGTTCCAGTCGCTACAGCTGTCGTGAGCGGGAGTCTTAATTCCGTGACAACGAACTTTGATCCAATTTCGATATTCTTTGAAATAAATACTCCATCGAAGTTGTCCGTGCTGAACTTATCGAGTCCATAGTTCCCTGGGGCTGTTACGTCTACATAGCCAAGGATGAATCTCGGCGCGATACCAGAGAGTTGTTGAGCACACTTGATAACGCTCAGATAAGCAGAATCGAGGTTCGAAGCAACCGAGCTACGAGCAATGTTGTGTAAAGATGTCTTGATCCGTGGGTCTTTCGATCCGAACGACCAGACGCACACGGAGGCATCTGGGTATCCCGTCATGCCACCGAAAACAATTCGATCTCCGTACGCTTCCACGGCATGAGGTGATGGAGAGTCGCTCTGTTCAAGGAACAAGATCGGCGTCACCTGTCGCCCACCAGAGAAAGCGGATACGCGCATTCCTGCGTAGGTATTTCCTCCGAAGATGTACAGGATGTTATTTGCGTTCAAAAGTGCCGTAACACGTGGGTCTGGCAAAGGAACAAAGTTATACGGAGCGTCAGAGAACGTATCCCACAGATAGAGTGTGGATCGGCTTTGAGCGATTGTCGTTCCAGAGGTTCCCTTAATACCTCCGATAGCGAGGTCTGAGCCATATGCTTCCAAGCAGACGGGAACGGCTGAGAACGGAAGATCGAGCACGTCGTATGCCGATCCGTCATTCGTGTCTCCGTCATACGTTACTTTCGTTGTCTTGATCTTGTGGATCACTCCATGACCGTTCACGTAGTCACAGAAGTACAGGGAGTCATAGAGGACGTACGCGGAATGATTCAAAACCCCTCCGACAGAGGCTTTCGTAGCCAGAGCGGTCTGCGATCCAAGCGTTGCGCCTGTCCACACGGCGTCCTCAATGGCTGTTTGCCCTATCCGGAGCCTAGAGACATCGTTCTTTCCCGCCCCTGTGCCGAAAATATAAAGGTAGTTGTTATAGTAGACGGCTTCATCTGCGTTATCTCCCGCGCAGGTATCAATCAGGGTCTCGCTTCCGAAAGTATTTGAGTACGTCAAAACTTTCCCGTTGCTCAGAACGGCATACATCGTCTCGCTGATAGGCGTCGTGATGAAATTGACGACTGGTGCGTCAATGCCTGTCGAGGAGAACTTTGAATACGATGAGGGAACGATCGCGCCAGATGTGCGGTAGTTCACGTTCGCCGCCTGCCCTGCGGAGTTCACGTTGATCGTGAGGTCTGGATCAATCGCAACGCTCGCCAGATATGAATCCTCTGGCGCATTGTAGATCGTCGGCGAAATCCCACCTTGGATCGAAGTAATCGTGAACTCCTTTTGCATATTAGAGGCTGATGAACAAATTAGGGTTCAGGATAGGAGTCGGCTGGTTGTCATGAAGCGACGGGTCTGTGGTCTTCGTTCCGTACTCATGTTCAAGCTGAGCGACGAGTTCATTGTACCGTGTCGTGAATCGATCTGCCCGCTTCACGTCAACGTTGATCGTGGAATAAAACGTTGCCAATGCACTCCATAGAGGAATGTCCTGATACGCATCTGGGAGTGGTGACATCTCTCCGATGGTGAAAGCGACGCCTGCTAGAGTGTCTCCAAGGTACGCTGTCTCAAGAACGATATGCGTTGCATCCGTGTACGTCAGGATCTTGTACCATTGCCCGTCACCGCCCGTGAACTTGATATATCTCCCCTCCATGGCGTTCGTGAATGTCGCTCCAGATCCCGTAATCGTGGTCGTGGCTGTCGTGATAGATACGGTTCCGGTCGCATAGTCCGCGACGGAAAGATCAACTACCTTCTTTCGATAGTTGATCGTCATTGCGTTCGTGAGTGACGAACTTGGCATTGGAAAGAGGTTGATCTTCCCTTCGTATACGTAGAAGTACTGCGGGAAGTCACTCTGGAACGTCGTAGCCTGTGTCACCGTGTCCCAGAACTGTCGATTCGGAGCCTCTTTTGGCACATATTTCGTCGTACCAATGATGACCGAGACATTCGTGATCATGTCGCAGTCCCCAGGGAGGTAGTACGCCTGCTGCGCTGCGACGGTGGACATCGTGCGAGAGGTTTGAAGAAACGGCCAATCTCGTTTGGAGCATACCCGTTTTATCTCGTCGTTCATCAGTTCAACGCCAAGCGCGAGATTACTCGTCTCAGCGTTGTTCGAGAGCGTCCCGTAGAGTGTCCTTAGCGTTGAGTATGATTTCATAAGCTAGATTTTCATGAAGTGAGCAGAACCTGTGATGTTCTTGTAGTCACCTAGAGAGGTACACATCTTTCCCGTCCAAGGGTCAACGCACATGTAGTCATTCACAAATGGGAGCTTCCGAACGGCTACGATCCAATGCGATCCATTATCGACTTCAAGCATGACGGCGGTTTTTGGGTTCTTTAGAGATGCGATGATCGCTGTATCGTCACGCTTTCGGAGTCTCTGAATGAACGAGATATTGAGCTTAAGTTTGTTCCACAGGATCAGGCCATCCTTTGTGTACCAGTCTACGCGAGATGCGATCTTGTCTGGCCACATGATTTCACCGAAGGCGTCCGTGAGCATTGAGATGCACGTAGTTGTGCACCCATACCTCCCAACAGTGAGGCTGGATGCTCCGAGCTTTGCACTTGCCCATAGAGGGTTTCGCTGTGAGAGGTATTTCATATTTATTTATTAGCGATTCCAGCTCGAAGACCAAGGGCTGAACACGCTGATGCGATGAGAATAACTGCGGAGTCTGCCTCGATCTGCCCGATGCAGAGACCGAGGATCGCATAAGCAAGTGTTAAGGCTCCGATGATGTACGTCTTTTTTCCTTGAAGGAAATCCCACGCTTTGAAGATGAAGTCCATATGGTTAGTGAATGGATGAGATTATCTGTTGAATAATCGACATGAGACCTGATCCAAGGATTCCAGCCGTTGCTCCGATGAAGGACATCTTCACGCTCAGCTTTGTCGTATCTTTCTCGTTTACGTTCATCCGTGTCTCAATAGACTTAATCGTGGTGATCATTTCCTGCATGGATGCCGTGAGAGCAAGAACTTGACCCGTAAGCTGTCCGAGCTTGAACTCAATCGAATCGATGGATTCTTTCGACATATTAGACGATATAGGCATTGATGTTGGCTTTACACGCTGACGTCCCGTCAATCTCAGCAGAAACGAGTGCGCCAGTATCCCCACGAAGCGGAGCCTCGAAGTGATGAGCAAAGTTTCCAGCCCCCACCTGTAATTGCCAGATGACAGTAGTTCCTTGCTTTATGAGCATGATCGCTCCGGCCTTGTCGCTTGAAACTCCGACATCGCTGATGAAATATCTCTGACCAACGACCGCCGTAAGAGTAGCTACTGCCGCCGTTGCGTGCGTCGCTGTCGCTGAAACGGGAGTGCCGTACTGTGAAGCATTTTGCATATTAGAACATTATGACTTTAGGGATAAAGGTCGCTACTGCACCAGGAGGAGAAAACGATGCAGAAACCGCAGCGATATTCGCCGCACCTCCGCCATGAGAGATCGTCATCGTATTCGATCCTGCTGGCGTGATCGCTGCGCCTGTATCAAGAACGGTATGACCAGCTCCGTCAGCTGTGTATCGAATCGTGTCACCTGTCGAGGATGTATACGTCAGCCCACCATTATCATCCTTAACGAACATGACCGCCCAGCAATTATCGGCTGTCGTCGTGATATCCGTCGAGATCGCATTCGCGGTTGCTGATGAAGTGTCGCTTCCGTCTGGCTGTCCTGTCTGTGATGCGCCTGCGTATGACACCGCGCTCCAACGAAGTGAGGTGCTTCCGCTATTCGACACGACGACATCGTTTGCTCCGCTCGCAGGATTTACGAGATACCAAATTGAAATATATCTATCTCCAGGTACTTGAATACCAGTAATAGACGTCATTGAAACGCCTCCGTATGTGATTCCTGTTACGCTATTTGACGATCCGGTCGCACCCTGCCCCATACAGAACAGAATCCTATCCGTACCAGCTCCTGTTGTGTGAGAAAACGTCAAAGACGTTCCAGTCGTAAACTGTCCGTATGTTCCTGCATCGAATGTGATAGCCATATCAGTTTAAGCCTGCATCTAAGTCTACGACAACGAACGTCCTTGTCTTTGGCGCAGCCTTTTCCTGTGGACGCTCTTTCTTATGCTTATTGCAATCATTATGGGCATGTATCTGTTCATTCTCGACGAAGTAGAATGAATGCCCACCCTTTTTTCCGTCCCCGTTCTCGATTAGATCACCACAAAAGTCACAATGAATATCCTCACCCAAGAATCCAGGGCTTCCTTTTGCAATGTCATTTCGTGGTCTAATCATACTATGGGAGCTGGAAGATGAGTTCGCAGTAAAGACCTTTCGCTGGGGTTGTGCTGATGGCATCCACGTCGATCGCAATTCGATCACCCGTTGCTACGTCGTCATTGTTCGTGTCGATCACTGGCGGGGTCGCTGCCGTTGAAGTGTCCACTTCACCTGAGTCAATAGTCATAGCCGTTGAGAGCATGTCCGCCGTTTGCGTAATGTTTCGAATCTGCACCGTTGTCGTGTTTGTCGTTCCTGCGGTGTAGACCGTTGCATTTACTCCGACGAGGTTCCAGCCGTTCATCACCGAGGGGACGCGGAAGAAGGCTTTCCCGTCTCCCGTTGCTGTGTTCGTAGCGGGATCAACGACCAAGATTCCGACAACACGCTTCCCGTAGTCCGATCCAGCCAGTCCATCTGGAGAGACTGCCCGCGCTGCGTCCGTTCCTGTCGTGGTTTCAGCTGCCGTAGCGATCTCTGTAAGGAATCCAGCCTGTGTGTCGCTGGCTTTCTGTCCGTTGGCGTAATCGAGTCCGATGTTCCCTGAAGATGACGTGAAGTCATTTGCTACGAATGTCGCCTTGCCCTTGGTTGATCCGTCCGCAACAGCGTCCGTAACGAGGTCTGTTACGTCTGAATCGGTGCTTACAACGCCCGTATCTGCCCTCAGGACGCCCGTTAGACCCACGGGGAGGGTTACGGTGCCTGTGAATGTCGGAGAGGCTAATGGAGCCTTTTCTGTGTCGAGTTCTTCGATCGCGCTCTGGACGTTTGTGCTTGCGATGCCTCCAGCTGGGACAAATGTGACAGCCGATGCCCCGATAGCCGTCGTACCGCCAGAAGGGAGTGAAGAAGAAGTTCGAAAATCTGCCGACTCTTGGAACTGCCCATCGCCCTTGTAGATAAAGCGATAAATGAGCTTCATCTCAGGGTTCAGGTTCATTCCGTTCAGGTTCGGGGTCGCCTCTGCGCGGGCTGCCGCAATCGTATTGTGAGAATCCGCTGCGTGAGTTGGGATGATGTAGATATTTCTCGCGGTATCTGGTGTGGCGTACACCCACATACAGGCGTAGTTCGACGCGCTGACGTTCGTTAGGGTATACGTGTCTGTATCGAGATATTGTGGTTGTCCGCTCGTGCCTGCGTATGGAAGTGCTGAATCCGCATAGGTGAAGAATGACGCGCTCGTCATGTAGAAAATGCGCGAAGTCGTCTGTTGAGTGATGGAAACAGCGATATCTTCGTCGTAGATCGTTCCTGCTTCAATCTGGAGGAGTGCGTCATTCGCCGTGGTCGGGTTCGTGAGAACAAGCCCTGTGTAGTACCGCGTTCCAATAGTCAGATGAGCGTTGATATGCCAATCCACGTCTCTTGTCGCATTGTGGGACTCGTTCGAGATAGCTCCTGCGGAGCCGTTCCAGAAAACAGTACAGACCGGAACCTGCGTTCGAAGGTTGATCGTCGTACCTGCCGAAAGAACACCCGTAGAATCATTGAACGTGATCCAGTACAGCGTATTGTCCGTAAGCGTGACAAAGGAATCAATGTCACAAGTAATTGCTGATGCTGTGGTAAAGACTGTTCCGTTGTACCAGTACGTGTTTGTTGTCGCTGCGATTGTGAGAATGTGCGTTGAGTTGTCGAAGCTCAAAGCCCCACGAGACGAGATGCCGAGGAATGGCTTGTGAGCTTGATCGAGTTGATTGACCCACGTTGATCCGTTGTATGAAACGACCTGATTCGTCAGAGGTGTTGTGATAGCCACGTCCGTCAATGAATCCAATGCGGAGTTCATCGTTGTCGTGATTGCTCCCGTTCCTGTACCCGTCACCGCGCCTGAAAGCGTGATCGTCTGATCTCCCGTGTTCGTTCCGGCGATTGAGGCATCGTTCGTCATCGTGAGCGTTCTGGCGGAGTCTCCCGTCGTAACCGTCAGAATACGGTCAGCCGTGAGGTCAGACCCCGCTACGACACGGAGCCGATGAGAGGCGTTCGTGTCTATGAGGTCTGCCGATGCTGCCTTGATAGCCCCGACAAGCGTCGCCGAGTCTGTTGTTTTATTGTATGTAAAACCCGCTTCACCCCCCAAGGCAGAACCGCCGTCATTGAACTGCACCTGCGTGTCTGATCCAGCTGCACCTGCTGTCGGCGCGTCCCATGTAGGGTTCGCCGATGCGCCCTGCGTTTTCAAAAATTGTCCGTTTACGCCTGCATTCAGGGCAACCCATTCATCTGACCCATTTCGATAGATGATGTCTCCCTGAAGAGGGGTTGCGATGTTCACGTCTGATAATTCTCCGAGTGTACCCGAGACTGCTGAAACATACAGCCGATGCGTCACGGGGTCTGCATAGACAGTCACAGGTGTCACGCCATCGACGCTTGAGACGCCTATGAGTGTCGGTACACGGTTTTGATCGCGTTTTGCTTCAGCCATATAGTAAGTTTAACAGTCAAGAAGGATTTCTCCATTCGCATTTACATAAATCTGCACGGGGGTGATCCCGTCAGCACTCGATACCCCCAAAAGAACAGGCACTCTATTTTCATCTCGCGCTGCATCATCCGTTGGCGATAAGTCTGAACCTCCGACGTCGCAGTTTGAAGAAAGAACATGGCTCGCGTCCACCTTCACCATGATAGGCGTGACGCCATCAACGGAACTCGTTCCTAGAAGGACGGGGACTCGGTTGTTGTCTTTCTTAGCTGTCGCCATAGATTCGTTTCTTTGCGTTTTCGAGTTCTCGGTAAGCGTCCTTCAGTGCTCGACGTTCGTTTGCTAGTCTCTTCCGTTCTTCGAGGAGGAAGGATTTATCAGCTTCAATCTCTATCTTTAATGACCGTAAGGCGGATGCTTCTATTTCGATACTTACTTTTCGCCTTTGAAGCCCCTCGTCTTCCCTTTCCTTGTTCAAAGTGTGTTCTACCGATCTACGGCGAAGCTCCTCCATGACGCGCCGCGTTGTTTCGCTAAGATTGTTTACTTCCTCAGCCCTACGATCCAGGGCAAGTTCTATCGCCTTCAACGCAGAACGGGTTTCCGCGATACTTTGTCTTTCCTTACACATATCCTCCAGTTCCTTTTTGTGTTTATTTTCGAGTTCCTTGAGAAGTGTTTCACGTGAAACAATCTCTCTCAGCTTAACGGCTATCTGAGCGTAGTCTGATGACTTCTTCAGATCGCGCTCTCTTGATTCAAGCGTTGCAATACTTTCCTTGAGCTGTGTATGGCGAGTATCGTGAATCTTTTTTGATAACAGAATGGACGCCCTGAGCTTTTTCATCTCATGTACGGCGTCCACTTGAGCTTTTTGTAGTTCCCTGTTCAGGATTGCCATTTTACCCGAGAACCATTCAGCCCTCTCCTTCACTTCAGACAGGTCGCTTCGTTCTTGTTTCACGACGTCTTTGGGTGAGAAGAGTTTCATAGCCTACGGGGTCAATCCTTCGAACTCACTATTTACAGCTTCAAGATTCTTTTGGCTCTTTGGGCAGTCTTTCTTGTGCCGTACGCCCTTGGAATCACATGAATCGCAGAATACTTCCTTTGTTTGAATCTCGCTCTCGACCTCAACGATCTTCTTGTTCAAGAGTTCAACCTCTTGCTTCAAGGATGTACCCTCTACCGCTCCGCCCTCCTCGATGATGCACTTATTGAACAGTGTGTTCCGTGAGTATCCGAGGTTTGGGTTCTTCGGGTCGCTGCATGAGAAGTCGGTCGGGAGACCAAGCTTGTTCAGTTCACGATCGAGAAGGTGTTTGACGAGGTGTTCTGCGAGCCACTTTGGGAAGTGCTTCGATTCGCCGCTCTTTACTGTGTAAGGTTCTTTGTCCCATGTGTGCGTGAAGTCTTCCGAGAATGGGTTGTGCAAGATAACAGTCTGATACGTTGACATAGGTGGTGATGCTATGGGTTAGCACCATTTACGGTGGAGGTGGTGGGTCTCCTTTTATCACCCCGAAGGTGCGAAGGGGGTTTTTGCAGAACCCCCTGAAACTGCTTTTTGTTTAGAGTTTGATCTTCACTGCACCGTACTCCGTGGTAGCGATGCCCGTGAGGGTCGTACCAATAGGAGCCTGTGTACCCGTGAGGGTCTCTACTGCGCCTGCCGTGCCATTAGAAGCCACGACAGCAAGACCAACAGCAGTACCACCGTCTGACAACAGCGAAACAACACCTTCTTTAACGGCCCAACCATAGTAGGTGGCAGTAATAGGATGAGTCGCGGCAGCGACAGGAGCGGAAGAAGCCGTTGTCGGATTGATGATAACGCCATTGTACGGGTTTGCCACCAAATCCACATTGGATGCGGCGGTAAGCGCGACTTCAAGCGGATCAACGAGCTTAAGTGTCAGCGTTCCTGACGAATCAGCGGCAGGATGAGAGTCGATCTGGTAGATGTAACCCTGACCTGGAGTGACCGTGATCACGGCGTAGCCCTGAGCGTACTGGTTCGCCGTGGCGGCAGTAGCACCGAGGGTAACCGTGATAGACGTTGCACCGATGGCTGCGATAGCAGGAACGACGTCTTGGTGGTTGGTGACTTCAGCAGGAGCCTGCAAAAGCGTACCAGGGACAAGAGCCGTTGCCCCAGCGCGGACGTACACGAGCGTGCGACCATCTGTGGTCTGCATCTGTGTACCGAGCTGGCAGTCTGGCGTCGCGGAATCGAGCGTGAGGTCTCCAGCGGAGACTTGAGCGAAACCTGTGATAGAAGTTGACATAGATAGAAGTTAGCCTTAGTCGACAGTCGGGTTGATCGGCTTTCCGACAGCGTTCGCCGTCGTAGAGAACGAAGCGTACGAGATATTTCCACTCGCCGTCGCCTCCCAGTTGTCGATGTGGTGGAGCTGGCAGTTTCCCGTGAGGAGAACATGTCCAGTCGTAACCTGATCCGCAAGATTCATTACCGCGGCAGGCTCAGCGAGGTTGCTCTCCGTGAAGTTGTAGAATAGACAATCACGGAACTCGATCCATCGGTCGATTGCGGCCGCGCCAGTAAACAAGATGTGAACAGGCGTGGTTGCGTCCGTGGCCTCGAGGAAGCGACAGTCTGCGAAGATGTTACGAGAAGCGTTCGAGGCGAACTCGACAGTCGCATTCGCGGCACTTCGATTGTAGGTGTCGGCTCCGAAGGTACAACCGACGAAGGTGTTTTCCTGCCCTCCGTTGATGTACAGGGCGCGGGCGGCGGTATCATCGCCAGTCGTAGCATTCAACGAACCCTTGAAATCAACACCGATGAAGGCGTTGTAATCACCAGTGATCGTCACGGGGACGTTGATGTCTGCCGTTCCAGCAAAGGTGATGTTCTTGAAGATACAACCATTCTCCGTGATGGAGAGCGAGCCTCCAGTCCCGAAGTTGATGCCCGCGCGGGCGTCTTGGTATGTCGGGGCGGAGTTTCCGATCAAGTGGGTGAATCGCTTCGCCCATGTGATTGCCGTCGTTTCCGACGTGCGCCCAGTGCCACCAGAAGGAGCGATGAGAACAACATCGTGGTTTCCGCTTACGCATTTATCATATGCGGCCGCCACGGTTGCCAACGCTTCCTCTTGAGAGGTTCCTGAGTTCGCCGTGTCGCTTCCTGAGGTCGCATCTACGTAGTAGATGTTACCCACACTAGGCAGACCGACGATCCCTGCAATATCCTCAGGCATGATTTTGTTGCCGTATCGGAGAGCAGGGATGTAGTTGCTTGCTTTTCCCATAATGTTTTTATGCTTTCTCGCGTAGTCCTAAGCTCGCGGTAAAAAGCCCTATGGTTATTTAGACTCCCGTGATACCAGTTAATACACCTTGGCGACGTGGGTTTTCACAGATCAACTGACCACCGAGGACGATTCGTCCAACGAGCTGGAGACCGTTGATAGGACGCACCCAGTCGATCCAGTTGAAGCCGAGACCCATGACATTCGAGTAGTCATTTCCTTCGATATCAACGGACTTGTAGCGCACAGGTTCAGACTGCGGGATGTTCATGCCGTACCAGGCGATGAAGTCTTCGTTCAAGAAGTACAGGTATCCAGACGTGGCTTTCTGATCCGAGAGGATCGGCATACCCTTATAGTCGAGACCTGTATATCCCGTGGAACCCTTCAAACCGCCCTTGTAGGAGGTCGGGGTCTTGTTGATCCGTTCCTGTGGGGTCAAAAGTTGCTCGTAGAGTGACCACGTTGTCTTGTCGGTGATACCGATCGTCGGGGTCACCGTACCGTCAGAGAGCGTATTCCAGAGCGTCGCCATCTTGGCGAGGGACAAAGCACCACCAGATGCGGTCTTCGTAGCCTTTAAGGTCGTGTACGTAGCGCGAGCCTGACCGCCGTATGTGGCAACAGACGTTCCATCGTCAACGATTGCGGCGAGACCGAGAGGAGCCTTTCCGCCCGTTCCTGTGCCATCGGCATAGAACAGGGTACCGATTTGGTCAGCCATGTCCTGTGCGGTGGACTTCATTTCGAGTGCCATGAGATCGAGAACTCCTTCTTCCGTTTCATTCTTGGCAAGTTCTGTGAGTGCAATCACCACAGGAATACCAGAGAACGAAGGGAAGAACTCGAGGTTCGTACGAGTCTGGACGGCGGTCGTAGACAGCGTATCGAAGCCATCGAAGACTTCAAACTGGTTGTTCGTGGTGTACTTGAATGGGAACTTCATCGAGTAGCCAGAGAACTTTTGAGCTTTCTCCAACATTCGTGTCGCAAAGACGTTCGAGCGCAACACGGTATCAACTACCTTTGGGACGAGCTTGAAGCGCGTGGTAGTGAGAACGCGATTAGATGATTCTGCGGACAGCATAGAGATAGGTTAGTCAATGAGGGAACGCCAGTCCGTATGTCGCAAGTCCTTGGAGGTCATGTATTCCTTCCCTCCGCTTGCATCTGGTTTTCCTGACGATCCTTTCGTCGTGAATCCCGCGATGCTCTTGCGTGCGGACTGTGATGTCTTCTTGCCGTCTGATTTCGCTGGGGTAAGCTCAGTCATCATTTGATAAGCTTTGCGGAAATCAATACGGTTTTGATCGTCCACTGGATACATGCCGTACTTGTCCTTGAGGTTTACGATGAACTTCATCAGCTCATTTTCCTCAAATTCAATTCCGTCATCTTTCATTGCGCTCAGTGCTGATTTGACGTATTTCTCGCTCTCGGCGGTTGCGCTAGATTCCGCTTCACGACGTTTGTCGAGTTCAGCGAAAATCTCATTCTTCAAGCCTCCGAGCATTTTTTCCTTCATGATCTTGTAGGCTTTCGGATTTTCTCCGTAAAGTTCTACGAACCATTCAGGTACAGCTTCTTGCGAGTTTGCGTCAATCTTTCCTGATTGCAATTTTTCCAGTGTCGATTTCATCTCCGACAGTTGAGATTCGAGACCCTCCACCTTGGAGGCTTTCTCGTACATCTGTTTCCATCGAGGATGCTTGTGAAACGGGAGGTTTGCGTCATCAGGACTATTATCGCCGCCCTGTGATGGCTTGTCCGTCTCCTCTGTCTTTGTGTCTGTTGGCGAGTCAGACTCTTCATCCTTTTTTTCAGGGGCGTCGGTGGTGAAATCTACTTTTCCACCTTCGCTTGGGATGTCCGCCAAAATATTGTTACCGTCTTCCATACGATCGCAGGTTTTGAGAAAACCGAGAAAACACTAATGATTAGACTGTTTCATCAAACTTCGACTCTTCCACTACTTCGGACGGAGGTTCAACGCCTTCCTCTTGAGGTACGACTGGAACCTGAATCGTCTCTCCGACTTCGATGTCGTTGATGCCGTTCTCCTTGAGCATGACGAGGTCTTCTTCGGTCACGACGTGATCTTCGAGTTCGAGATTCTCGACTTCAAGCGTCTCTCCACCGAGCGCGGCGTCAGCTTCGGATGAAATCGGAGCTTCACGATCAGCGAACTGCTTTGTGTACTCTTCTTCGGTGGCTTCGACGTATCCCTTTTCGAGATATCCGTCAGCCTCTACGTCTTCGACACGAATGACATTGAAGTCTTCGGAGTCTACGAGCTTTTTCTTGAGGTAAATCATAGTTGAGAGTTATTTACGCTTTCCACCTTTTTTGCATGGCATAGGTTTGAGTTAATCGTCTTCTTCACATTCACATTCCATTTTTCCGCACTCTGGGCATTTCTTCTTCATCTTTTTGACCTTTTTCTCCATCGCTTCCATCTGCATTTCATGGGGGGCTTTCTTGGGCATATCATTCAGTTGGCATGGCGTTGAATTGTTGTTGGACTGCCTCGCTAGAAGGGGTCTGTGAGGTCATAGGAGCCTCTGGGACAGCCGTTACAGGTGATGGTTGACCCATCTGGGGCTGTGGGAGCATTCCTGGAGGCATCTGGGCTCCGAGTAGCCCTGCTGGGTTTGTCTGCCACGTGATCAGCCGTTGCAAGGTCTCCTCTGGGTTCGGAAGGTCGATCATTTCGTAGACTGAGAGCGGGTCGAGAAGTCCTGCTGTCCAGAGGTCGATTGCTTGGTTTCGGATCGTGACGGCATCCTTTGGCAACATCGAGCCTTCTTTGACGGTCACGATGAGCTTGCGGTTCACTCGATCCTTTTGAACGGCGACAGCGAGCTGAGCGCGGGATTCTCCGATAGAGATCGCAAAGTGAGGCTCATCGTAGTAGACGCAAATGAGCTGGATGTACCAATCAAAGATGTTTTCGCTCAAAAGCTCGATGTAGTCGCTGATTCCTCCACCGATACGGGTCGAGTCCTGATCGCGCTGGATGATCTTGCCTCGAACGGTGCTTTCTTGGGCTGTTCCTTGAGCGGTGATGCCTTGAGTGCCGAAGTTCGCTCGAAGCTCATTGCGATAATCCATGAGCGACTGGTAGACGAACGGTGGGAGCGATGCTCCGATGTCCTGTTTGTATGCCTGATTCACGTCGCCATGCGGAACCCACACCGTGTCTCCCTTGCGCTTTGCCTGTCCGACGAGCGATGCCTGCTCTTTCGTGAAGAAGTCACCAGATACGACCGCGCCTCCGTTTGTGTTGTCTGCGTTGATGTCGATCTGCTCAATGCGCTTTACGACGAGGTCTTGGTTCTTGATGTTCTGTGAAATCAAACCCGTTTCATCGTGCGGTTGTCCTCCTGTTGAGAAGACGGAAAGGAACAGGTACGGCATCTCTGGCGCAGCGAAGTGGTTGTTCCCTTCGACTGGCATTTCAACGCTCTGTCCGTACTCATCTACGCTCTGTTCGGTTGTGTTTTCGTTCCAATGCGGGTTCTTGGCTTTTCCGAGGATCGTGTCCTTCATCTTCCAGAATAGGGTCGTTGGCGTCCACCATTCTGTGTACTTGATGTTCGTGTTTTTCTTGTTCTGAGCCTCGATCATGATCTGGGCTTCAGCCTGTGGGAAACGAGCAATCAAATCTTCGGCAGTATCTTCGCGTAATTCGCCAATAAAACGCCCTTTATAGCGTCCATTCTCGATGTATGCCTTTGGGTCAAGGATCAAGGAAGATGTCTTGATCGTCTTTGACGTTATTTCGTTCTCGATCTCATCCCAGCCGACTTTGACGACGCCGAGTTCGTAAATCATCCAGTTACGGGTCGCGTCCTTGATGACGTACTTCAACTTTGTCTTCTTTGATAGATAGGTGAGGGTCTTCGTGATGTCATTAGCCAAATCCGTCCCTTCGGGTGTGCCGTCGCTGTCGACGACAGGTTCAGGTGGTCTCTTCGTGGCAACAGGGAGGACGGTTTCGATGGATTCAAAGATCAAGTTATCTGGGATAGACTTTTCTTCCTCGACCGATCCCTGTTGGTTCTTTTCGTATCCGAGCCAGTACCGCTTATTGCGCTTCCACCGCTTCTCCATCTTCGCCGTGTACGGTGAGGCTTGCTCTTCCCATGATTTTGCCAATTCAATGAGGCTTGAATCCTCCATGTCTA